CCAGCAAAACGCTGTTCTCGAAGTTTTGACGTATAAGATCGTTGGTCGCTCGTCTATCATCGTCACGATCCAACATATAACGTGACTGCGCAGCGGTAGCAACATCTTGTGCTTTGACTTCCCAGTCCGAGCGCTCTTCGTCTGTCAACAGGGGGCGCATCGCCAACTGTCCTGCCACAGTAGCGTCGGCGGGAATCTCGACACCGTTCAAAATTTTTTCTTCGCTCAGTTCTTGCCATTTGCGGCGGCCATGCATGTTCGACTGCGTCAGCTTGGCAATCAACTCTTCAGAAGTGCGGTACTTAAATCTCTGCAATCCGCCGATTGGTTTACCGTCTTTGTCGGTTGGCTGGTATTCATGAATCTTTTCCGGCAACTCAGCGGCTGGGACAATAACTACAGGCGCTGGCGCTGCGGCTTCCACAGGCGGTTCGAGAACGGCCACTGTGGTTACTGCGGCTGCGGCTGCTGCGGGAGTAACATCGTCAAAGGACGGATCAAAAGATGTCGCTACTTCCGCTCGCCCGCGAGGAGAACTGCTAGCAATCTGCGGTGCTAGTCGTTTCGGTTCCACGCTGGTACCGCCGTCAACAAAGGCGCGAAATTCTTTTTGTGCTTCCGTCAACGGTGAAAAACGCTCGTCACCTATGTTTTGCTTGTACTCTTCGCTGGTCATACGACCAATTTGGTCTTTTGTAAATGCCATGATTACCGACCCTCCTCTAAGTCGTCATCGTCTTCGATGTACGCCACGTCGCCCAATAAGTTTGGGAGACCCTGTGTCATGCGCTCGATTTCGTCCATTTCTAAACCCGACGCAGATTCTTGCGGCTCGGCACTCTTTTTCATCTCACCCACGAGCGCGGCTTCTGATGCCACGCGTGTCAACAGTTTAGTCACCACAACACTTGCTGACCGAGACAGAGAATGTTTAGCCATCACGTCTTTGGGGTTGGAATGATCCGCGTTGTCCAAATCAACCCTAAATTGCTCGACTACGGACAAACAAATTTTGTGAACTACCTGCCAGCCCTTGCTGTAAAATGTCATCGCAAGATCAGACCGCTCAACAGGAGTTAAATCAAACTCGGGGTCTACGATATAGATATCCCTCCTCTCAGGTATCTAAAATCAAAGGTCTTTATGCCTTTAAGATTGTTACATCCACCCTTACCGTGACAGAGAGGTTGAAGATTACTCACAATGTTAAGTCCTCCCAACGCTATCGGCACTATGTGATCTGGAACTAACTGCCTACCAAGACTTTGAAGGGAACTTTCGGACTTACCACAACACAAACAAGCATTTCCAAACTCGGCTTTCAGGTCTGCCCATTGACCAACTGTATAAGTGCCGCCGTTGCCGCGCAACCTAGCCCTACGATTGTGCTGATTCCGGCAATGCTCTTCCGGATGGACTTGGTTGTACTTCAACGCTGCCGAACGATGTGATGATTTTCGATTCTCCGTTCCGCTGCGTTTTAAATCGTTGTGGCGATCCCGCAACTTAGCTGCGGCGTACTTCGCTACGTCTTGCTGGACGTTTTTACGATACGTACGTTGATAACCTGCCTGACACCGACAACATTTGCCGAATAACTTATCTGCTGCTTTCGGGTCTGCATAAAAATCATCTACAGACTTTTCAATCCCGCACTTCTTGCATACTTTTGTTTCCATAATTCTCCTTAGAAAAGAGTTGGGACGATGTTCTAAGCATCGTCCCGTTCGTGAGTAATTAATTCACGAATTTATTGGACTGTGTCTGTTTCTGCTGAACCCTCTAAGCCGCCTGCACTGGGAGACCCAGTCACAGCTTCGCTCATCGCGGAATTGCGGAAGGATTCCCGCACTATGTCGCGTTGCACACGGGCTTGATTGTCTTGGTCCGCCTGCACAGATTTTAGTTGGGCCTTCTGACTATTCAGTTGTTGTTGCCCAGCCATTTTGCTGTTGGCTTGCGCTGCAGCCGACTTAGCCTGCTGCGCCGCCTTCATTTCTGGCGTCAACTTCTTGATGATGTCGTTGCGGTTCTTCCATTCCGACGCTTCCATCCACATGCTCAAGATTGGCTTGAAATCTATGTACTCTCCGTTTATCTCAGCCAAGTTCTGCTGGATTTGCGGGTTTTCAAAGATTTGGGTGATAAGCGTTAAGGACTGAGCCATGATTCTCTTGGCCGAAAGACTTGCACCAGCGAGAACTTCAAACTCCATCTTTCCTTCATGGTACTTCGCAAGGTCGAGTCGATATGCCTTACCCAACTCTTCTCCGCAAATAAACATGATTTCTGCATCTGAAATGTATTCAAATACCAAATCATCTAAGATGTAGAGGAATGGCTGAAACACTTGGTCAATGAAGTTATCCAGCGGGCCATCGAGTCGTGTGGCCGAGGCCGCTCCCATTTGCGAGGCTCCTGTAGCTGTCCTGCCCATAGAACTGCGAGGACCAGCACTACTGCCTTGCACCAATTGCGCGTCTGCGCCCGAACTCGACTCAGTAGCCTTTTCGGACTCACTTAGCGCTGACCAAACTTCGGTAGGAACCTTCGGCTGTTCAAGGATGCCATACGCATCACTGACTGGGCGACCTTCTTTCACATCTACTGTGAGAATGCGTCCTACGCCAGTACGAATCATTTGGGTCGGCGTATTTGCATCGCGCCGTCGCAGATAAATAGGATTGACACCGAACGACAAAATCTTCAGAATAGAGTTGATGGTTCCTTGGTCAACGCGCTGGTTTTGTCCAACGATAAGACCGAGACCCATACCGTAAAATGCCTTCGGTCTATTCCACCAGTTTGCGGAAAGGAACGGAATCGGATTTTGGAAACCCGCTACTGCAAACGGATTCTTCCCAGAGTATAGATCGTGTCTGCGGTCAAGGACCATGATCTTGCGGCCCTTATCCCAGTATTCCAAAACCTCCATCTTCTTGCGAAGCAAGTCAGGAGTTACATTCTGTGAATCGGGCAACGAATGATGGACAATTTCTGTGACGTGCGTCGATGAATCTGACATCAACTCCACGGCTCCCTGTTCAACAGGAGGCATCCAAAGTTGTTTCAGTTCTTCATCGGTGCCCTTGCCGGGCCACGACCAACCTTTGCGTTCTTCAGAATCGGCGGGCAGACCTTCAATGGCCTGCTTGATCACCAGCAACTCATAGAAGTCAAGGTTGCGAATATCTATCATCCATCGTGCTTCGCGCGCGTCGCCTACGCGGGTATTTGGATCGATAAAGACTTGGTCTAGCGGACGCCACTCAAAGAACGGTCGCGGCACAATTCGGTATTCCCGCGTAATGTCCGGAGCGTCAAACGTCGGGATTGCCGGATTGTCGGCGTCTTTATAGACAGTAGGTTTACGGCTCTTAACCTGAATTTTTTCGTAACGGATGCCCCACTTCCAAACGCCCGTACCGAGGTGAGCCATTTGTTCAAGGCCCCACTTGGTGTTACGTTTGAAGTTGCAGGCATTCAGTAAATACGAGAAGACCGAAGTCTTGGCATCCACTGAATCTTGCGTAGTGCCCGGCATTGGCCGAAGTAACATCGGCGGATCGTCGTAGAACAAACCCTTGTACAACTGGGGCACAATTGAGTTAACAATCTTGGCCACCGTGAACCGTTGAACGTTCGGTTCAAGAATGTACGTGTTCTCGTACACGGACATCGGACGCGGAGATTGATACAACAAATCGGAATCGCGCCAGAGAAGGTTCCATTGTTTGTTACTAATGAACGCTTCTGCAGCTACAGCACATCCAACTACTAAGGCAACACTTGCGGCGGTAGTCTTCAGTTCACCTGACGGCTTGTAGTCCTGCGCATTGAGAGGCCGATTTGGATTTCCATCGATTGGTAACTGAGCCATATCGTCCTTTTCTTAAACCAAATCCGCTAACGGATCATACCCAGAATCCTCTTCAGGCATCTGTTGTGCGGCTTGGCCGATATCATATTGAGTTCTAGGATTGTCGTCGGTCGCGAGCTGAGAATTCTGCTCCGTGTACGCTCCCAGACCATAAATCATTTGGTGCATCTGAAATGACTTGTTGTCTGCCGTGTAGTCCATTTGGACCGAATTTACCCTGCCAGCCATATCAGCGTACGGCGCAAAAACTTCTACCAACAACGATACTGCCGAGACGATGTCATCATGCTTGTCATCCGCCGTGCCTGTGAACTGCGACAATTCGGTATACACCTCTTCAAGACCTTCGCAGGAATTGATGAAAAAAAGACGTTCGTCTCCGAGCAACCGAAGCACTGGTTTGGCCTTCATAGTCTTAGAGCGGGCCTTATTTCCTTGCCCCAGCCCTGCCGACCGAAGTGGAATACTGATCTTAAGCTTTTCCATCTCTCGGCGGATTTCGCGTTTAACGAACGCAGTACCCATCACCTCTTCGATGACGATCTGCTTAGGCTTCCACTTATAACCTACAGCCGCGATGACCGCTGGCAATTCATACTCGTTGAACCTACCGCGCACCATGTTGATGATGTAAAATTTTCCGCCGTGGATAATCGCCGTCAAAATGACGGTATAGTCCGCCCAACTTTGAATTGAGTAGGCTGTGTCCACAGTCGTAACGATCATCCCCTGATGCGGTGCCAAGTTATGGTTCAACGTGCGTCGAATCAGGAGTTCGCGAGGAAATTTAATCTTGTTTATTTGTCGAGGATCGTTGAGGTACTTGATCGCGAACACATCAGGTTCGGTCTGCGAAGACACCTTCATGTTTTCGAAAGTCAATACTTGCGGAAACCAGAGATGAACGTCACTCGGAACCCATTCAGACTCGACTTTACCTGCCGCCATGCAGGCGGCTGTTGGCCACCACACTGCGCGACGATAAATCTTCATTGTCGTGTTCTTCTGCGAAGCGAGGAACAACTTATCGTCCCACGAAATCTGCACACCGTAGTAGTCACGTTCGTCGTACCATGTGCCGATAAGGTCAAAGAATCCAAATGCGTGCATTAGGGCTTTGTCAACACCGACACGGTGATTGATGCCCTCGATACGAGTAATTGTTTCGCAATTCTCTTCGGTGACCACGTCATCTAGCTTCAACAAACAAAAGTGTGATCCAGCCAACGACTGTTCAATACCCGTCGCGCGGATCGTAGGTTCTTTGTCCCCTGCCGTGCAGGCCGGGGTCTGAAATTCGGTACATTTGCCCGAATCCGGGCGTACGCAATGCTCGGGAAACAAAACCTGAAGCATTGAGATTGTTGTTTTACCAGTCAGTTTATTCTTGAGAAGGCGAGGACGGTGTTTGCCATAATACAGATCGCCCTTCTCGAAATTTTCATCCATGGTGAAGTGCGCCTTCACCTCTCCCACGAAGTCTTCAGCCAAGCCCAACTTGCCTGTCAGAATGCCGATAGTTACTTCTGGGAAACACAAAATCCATTGGACGCAGTCAGCCATGTTGATAGATGACTTGAATCCTCCACGAGGGACGAGTAGCAACCTTTGTTTGTATTGTTTTTTTGCGTCTGCGTCGATAGCAAACGACTCAAAAGTAGCAAAGTTTGCTGGGTCTTTCCTAACGAAGAACTCATTGCAAATCTCCTCGTGCGTGTTATGAAGTTCCCAACCTTTTGTCTGGGGGTTGTACCAGTTGTACTCGGAATCCGTGACCTTGGAGTAACCAAGCATGCGACATAAGAAAAACAGATTGGTCTGCGCCATGAAGCGATACCGCGCAACTGTCAAGCGCAGGTCGTCATATTCGCAACTGCCGGGGGCGGGTAAACCGCTCGCGCGCGCCTTACCGTTTAACACTATCCACTCAAGCATTGCGTCATTTTGCTGCTTATTCGTGTAGTGGTCAAACGCCGCTAGCGCCAGCAACGCAAATTCGCTGCCGGGCTCGTCTGTCATGCCTTTGTGCTGGTAGTTCTTGTTGTTGAACGCCGAAAGATACTCGGCCTGCAACGTCTCCAATTCACCTGCCATACTTCCTCCCGAGAAGCGATGGCTTATTTCTTGCCGTGGTGCCATCCGTGCATCGCCACGGCCATTCTGCCCATTGCGGCAACATGAGGATTGGAACTGTGGGACGCCTCTTCTTTTTTCTCCATAGGAATAGGACTATCCTCGGAAATTCCAAAATGGCGGTGTAGCGCGCCGCCATGCAGTTTGTGCATGGAACGCGAAAAATGTGCTTTTTCTTCGGGTGAATGCTCGGCTGCCATAGATTCTCCTACATCCCTGTGGGTCCGCCAGCGGCGGGAACGGGAGGTGCGGCGGGTGACGGGGCTGCCGTCATCTGTGCTGCGCCTGCGGGCGGTGCGCTCTCTGCGCCTTCGCCGTCGTTTGGCGTGCCAGCATGGTCTTCCATGTGCTGATGCAGAGCGCCCATGTCTTCCATGGCATGCTCTTCATCGGGGTGATGCTCAGGGTGGTGGTGCACGTGTTTGACGATATGCTTACCATTCGCCGTTTTGCGAATGTGCATCTCTTTGATTTCTTTCTTCGGCTTCTTGTCGTCGCCGCTGAGAGAAGCCATCATCTTGTCTTTCATGTC